CCAGTCCATTGCCAAGTATTGGGACCAGTGGCTTTGGTGGGATCAGGCAGATACGCAGTGGAACAGTTCGCGCACGTCTGGTGCATTTGCGACGACGACTACTAAGGCACGAACTGGGCGATACGCTGGGTCGAACGCTCTTAGCCTGTACACGGAAACAAGTAGCAACTCTGATGTGCGTCCTCGAGGTGCTGTTGCTTCTGAGGCCGCTACAGCCGCTTGGCGCAACTGTCAGCCCTACATGGGCCAAGTAGCGGACCGAGCATATCCTGCGGACCCCAACAGCCCTGACATTAGCACTGAGCTGTGCTCTGTCACGCCGCTGCACACGCTCGCCCAAACCCTGTACGGGCGGTTTCAGACCAGCGGTGCTGCCAAGCCGATTAACTTCATCTTCCTTGGCCGCACTCAAACAATCCTCGCCAAGGTCTCGCTGACCACTGGCCTTGGTGGTGCAGGCTTTGGTGTGTACTCGTGGCACCCGGACTACGACCCTGCGGATCTTACTCCGGGCGGTACGACCACGCCGATGTACCTCCAGTGGTGGGACATGTACTGCAAGCCGGCGCTTGATGCGCTGACCAACCCGTACATCGCCGGCCACTTCTGCATGTTGGGCAACAACGACGCCGGCTTGGCGTATAACGGCACAACTGTTGGCGGGGAATCTGTTGAAGATGTCTACGAAGGACGCGGCCTTCCAAAAGACACGGTTGGTGACTCGCTCTCCCGCTTCCATACGCAGCTCGCGCAGGACCTCAACATCAAGTACGTGCCGACTGTGCAGCAGATGCCGTTCCGGGCCGAAGGTAAAGAGGCCAACGTGGACACCGCTTACGGTCAGATGCAAACGGTCATCAACAACTCGCCGCACATGGTCGGGCTTCAGCTGGACCTTGATTGGCTCGGCGACGACAAGACACACCCCAGCGTAAGTGGTTACGCCAAACTTGGCCGAGCCCTTGGTGAATCGTGGATCAACGCTTTCCTCAACGGGAACAGCAGCACCTCGATGTACAAGGCTGACGCCTACCGTGGATTCTACACCTGATTATGGAAACTAGCGAAGCACCCCAAATTCGATCAAATGAGCAAGGCGCTGACTATGGCAGTGTCGAAGTATCCCGTGATGCGGAAGGGCAAATGCCTCAAGCAACACCTGAGCAACCCGCTGACCCGATTGCGCCGGCGGAAGCGGAAGCGCCGCAGATCGACCAGCTAAAGATTGAGCAGGACAACAAGCCGTCTGATCTGTTCTCTGGTGATCGGCGCCAAGAGCTGTACAACGAACTACAAGAGAACAACTGGGAGTGGTCTGAGGAGCACTACAAGGAGTTCGAGGGGAAGGGGCTGAGTCGGCAGTTCGCTGACGAGTACCTTGCCGGACAGCGTGCGCGTGCCGAGCAGGTCCTGACGTACTGCGCTAACGAGTGCGGCGGTGTTGATGCCATGCAGGAGGCCTTGAACTGGGCTGCTAAAAACCTGTCGCCCCAAGCTATTGAGGCAACGAACGCGCAGCTTCGCTCAATGGACCCTGAAGTGGTCCTAACGGCTATGCGCGGTCTACAGGCGCGGGCCGGTGTTGGCCTGTCGTCTGTTCCTGGCTCAAGCGGCGAGGGCAGCATCAACTACTTTGCTGATGAGTCTGAGTTCCGCTCTGCAATGTCCGACGAGCGTTTCGACAAATCTCCTGCGTACCGCAGCGAGGTGCAAGAGAAGCTACGCCGCTCTGTTGAGCGAGGCACGGTGTCGCTGTGAGGTACATCGCCGCTACCGTTGTTGGCACCCTGCTGCTGATTGCTTGCGTCACTCCTGGCGACCTGCGTAACCTTGCAGACATTCAAGAAGTCAGCCTTGAGCGTCTCGCTACGGCGCAGGTTGATTATCAGAACCGTGTTGAGGCGATTCTTAACGACCAGTCCAATGATGCAGAAACCCAAACGCAGCAAATCCGCCAAGCCCAAGATGACCTCGCCCGTGAAATCAAGGGCATCGGGGAAACCTCCCAAGAAGACCTCGAATCCCTATGGGACGAAATCAAGGCGCGGAACGAAGCGTTGATGTCCGCAGGCCAAGTGCCGCTCACAGGTAACCACCTGATGAACCTACTGCTGGCAGCGATTGGCGCTGCTGGTGTTTCGATCCCAGTCGCAGAGCGGCGGGTCAACAAGCAACGCGATGCCGCACGTCTGGCACGCGGTGAATCTACTAACCCCTACCCTAACAGAAATGTCTGACAACATTGCTCTGGCGTCGGCACTGACTAAGGATGTCCTCAAGATTGAGGGCGCTGCTGCCGTCCAAATTTTCAACCAGCCTAACGAGGGCCTTTCTACGGGCCTTGCTGCAAACGTCGATCCGGTGCTGCGCTTTGCGTACAAGATTGACGGCACTGCGTCGGCTACCGACTTTGCCTATGTTGGCTTCAAGCGTGCAGCTGACACGGCCAATCTTAGCGCCTCGTCTGCCGACTTCATGCGCGTCAAGGTGCGCCTTGATGGTGCGGGTGCTGCCATCACGGAACAAGCCACTCTTACCGTCGCCGGTCTTCGCATGACTCGTCGTGGCACTGCCGCTGGTGAGTACGTTGATATCACCGTTCAGGTCACCAACATGGAAGCCCAGAACGCCGCTATGGCTCTGGCTGTCGAAGGTCCTATCGAACTGATGGGCCTTGAAGTCGAGTACGACGCTGTCTGATCTGACCTAATACGACGCTAGAGCAAAGCTGTCTGACAGCGGACCCGCTGAGGCGGAATAATCCGAGGACGTTAGAAGTGACTGCCCGCTGAGTATTTCCCAACTCTGTTTGCAACCCTCCTTCTTCTTCCTACACCTAATTAGTTATGGTTAGTCAAACCACTCCGATCCAGTTCGGTCAGGCCAACCTGGCCGGCGATGATCGGGCTCTTTTCCTGAAGATGTTCTCGGGCAAGGTGCTCGAGACCTTCGACGAACTCAACATCATGGAAGGCCTCATCGAGTCGATGACGGTCTCTTCTGGTAAGTCGTTCCAGTTCCCTGTCTTTGGGCGGGCCGCTGCTAAGTACCACGCGCGGGGCGACAACATGCTTGACCCGGCGCTGGGCTACCTCAACAACATCGAGGTTGGCGAGCGCGAAATCTTCATCGACCGTCCGCTTACGGCGCCGGCTCTTGTTGAAGACTGGGACCGCCTCACGAACCACTGGGACGCTGCCAGCAAGACTGCTGTTGAACTTGGCCGTGCTCTTGCCGCCAAGCGTGACAAGCAGCTGATGCAGGTCGTCGCCCTTGCCGCGCAGGCTTCTTCGACCCTTACTGCCACGCAGGCGGGTGAGCCCAAAGCCGGTACGTCTGTTGGCGTTGGTGGCTCTGGCTTTGTCTTTGGCACCACGGGTCAAGCCCAAGCCTCGTTCACGGCCATTGCCAGTGCCGTCGCCAAGCTCGTCGAGGCTGACGTTCCGATTGAGGACATCTGCCTTGTGATGACGCCTGCCGACTACTTCGCTGCCGTCGCTGCCCCGGACTCGCCGTTCATCCACGCGGACACCACCTACGGTCAGGCCGGCAATGCCGCGATTGGTCGTATCCACCGCTCGATGGGCTTCAAGGTGCTGTACAGCAACCACCTCCCGCAGACCGACCTGGGTTCGGTCCAAGAGGCTGGTACGTACAACACCTACAACGGTGATTTCTCGGCGGTCAAGGCGCTTGCCTTCCACAGCTCCTGCATCGGCACTGTCCGTCGCAGCGGCATTCAGGTTGAGCGCCAGCGCAAAGCGGAGTACCGCTCTGACTTTGTGTCGGCCACGACGGTCGAAGGTTCGGGCATCCTGCGTCCTGAGTCTGCGATCATCATTACGGACTGATCCAGCTTCCTGCCTTCTGGTAGGAGCTTCGCTACCTAACTTGGCCCCTCCTGTCTGCCGCACAGATGGGAGGGGCCTTTCTCCTTTACTGACATGGGCGCACAACTTACGAAGATTGACGCGGTGAACCAGTGCCTGTCGGCTGCTGGGCAAATGCCAGTCAACCAGATTGACACCAACACAACCCCGGAAGCGCGTCTCATCGTCAACATCCTCGACACCGTACAGCGTGAGGTTCTGGCCGAGGGCTGGGACTGGAACACTGAGTACGAGGTTGAACTCGAGGCGCAGCGGACGACTGGCAAGGTTGCTGTCCCGCCGCGTTACCTGCGGTTCAACCCGATTGACAAGCCGTGGCAGCTAGTCCGCGCAGGGTTCATCTGGGACCGCAAGGACCAGACCTACGAGATCGACGAGACTGTGCGAGGCACCGTGGTCCTCTACTTTGACTGGGACGAACTCCCGCATGAGGCCCGCAACTACATCGCCAAGAAGACTGCACGGCGATACTACGAACAACACATTGGGTCTAGCGACTCGCTGCGCTCGCTCTACCAAGACGAGATGGACGCACGCCGGCTGCTGCTTGATGTGGACCTTGATGTTGGTGACTACTCGATCTTCGATGCGCCTGACATGCAGGTCGGGATA